AGTATCTCCATGATGATTCTCTATGGATAAGCTCTACAAAGCACACAAATTCATTCCAATCATCTATCTGATTATGTGCAAATAGTTTTAGATTCATGTGATGATTTGCATTTGCATTAGCTGGTGTGGATATAAGTGCGAGAGCCGCAAAGGCTAAGAGCATAGAGAGCCCCCCGATGCGTTTGCTAAGCGAGCTAACACGCGAAGCGGCTCGCGCAAGCCCTCGGAGCATAGCGAGCCTGTCAAGCATGAGCGTGTAAGATTGGGAGAGTCTGGACAATTTAGACATCTACTTTCTCCACTGTCTTATGAATTCCACTATTCTCTCCACATCTGTGGATAACTCTGAGCCTTGACCAATTAAATAAATTTGCTCAATGTCAAGGGCTAAAGCTTCAAGCCATTGCCTACTAAAGTCGCTCATGGCTTAAATTGTGGTAGCTCTGCAACACCTATGACACCACAGCCATGACATTCTGCTACTACTAATTCAGCAGGCATACGATCTTGAAAGTCGCGCACGATGCTGTGCTCGCGCTCTTCTTTACAGATTCGACAGAGAAGCTTCAGCATAAGATGATTTCTTAAATGTCTCTATCGGGCGCAGGTGTATTTGACCGACCCACCAGCTCGAATCACGGCTTGATTTATAGCGGTCGGATTTAGCTATGCTTATTGGAATCCAACCTTGAATTGTGTAGCTAGGGCATGAGCCAGTGACCAGAATTGCTATGTCTGACGATCTATCGCGTGGCACTACAATTAGCGAGCCTTCGGCGTATCGTGTCCATTTGACCTCGATATTTGCACCGACATCGGCTTTTGCCTTGAATCGCTCATCACCTAAATCGCCATAATCCAGCCCTAGATATTCGCCCACTACCATCTCAGCAGCTATTGATTCCATCTGCACTTGGCAGAATTCAAAGAAGTTGCCTTTCATGCGCTTCCAATCCCCAGGATTGTCTTCTTTGCGATTATATTCTTCGGCGAATTGTGGGAAGTAGCGTTGCGCTCTGATTTGTCCTACTTGACTGGCTTTCATTTGCTGTTCAGCATTTAGCCTATAATTCATTGCTAATCTCCTTTAGAGTCATCATCATTGGCAAGCGATTAATTGCTAAAGCGTTTAACACTTTAGCCTTGCCTTCAGGCTGAAAGCGTGTGCTGATATAACTGGATTTCTCAACTACGCTGACAAAGTTCATTAGCTCGCCAGTATTCGGGTGTATTGCGCCAGCCTCATCAAGCACTAGCAACTCAAGAAATAGCTTCTTATAGCTATCACGAACGCTTTGCATTATCTCGGTCGGTGCGTTAGCAGATACCCAGCGAGCAAATGCCTGCTCATCGTTAATGACTGCAACGCGCTTTGGCTTAATTAGTGAGACTTTCGCAATGTCTTCGCCATCTAGATTTGCTTTGGCACTGTCTGCACCGACTAAATCTAAAGCTGCTGCAAATTCTTCACGCAGCCTCTCCTTAGCTTCTTTGGCACTGTCGGCAATGACTGTGATGGCAGCCAATTCAAGTGCAAGATCGCGCAGATTTCTCATCGCCCACGCTCCTGCAAATAATCTTGATAATCGGCTGGCGTTAGCCATTGCCCATCAACTTCTTTGAGCCATATCGGTGGGCATTGATCTTGGCGCGACTTAGATGGGCAGGTATAACCCTGATAAGCCTTGCCCGTTTTGTCTGAAATGCCTGATTTCATAATCATGTGACCATGCTTGCAGACGGGCGATTGCCTTACGACTTCAGCGCCTAGCGTTGCTTGCAGACTTTCTATTGCTTCAGCCATAGATGGCACTGGATTTCGCATTGCCTCGGTTGCAGACTTGGCATTCATCTGCTCTAGCTCATAAGCCGTTAATAAGCTATGCGCGGCATTCTGGCGACCTTTGTGGTCGTCCTCAATCCTTTGCACCTTCTCCATGTCTTGTCGCGTAGGTCGGGCATCTGAAGGCGTTAAAGCGCCTATTACGCGACCGTATGCCGATGTCACGCAATTCTCGACCCACCAGTTAGCATTGATCTTAGATGAATCGCGCACTTCATAGGCATAGTCGATAGCTGCTGGCTTCTCATCTTCATAATTGCGATAAGCCAGAGCTTTGACCAAGATATAACCTGACTTGATGTCAATGTCTTCGATGTAGCATTCCAAGCGACCCGATGGGAACTCAGCCCGAAATCGCTTTATTCTGGCATTTACATCTTCATAATTCTCTAGATTCCACGCCATCACTCATCACCCACTTGAGAAGCTTGACGATTCTTGCCGCGATAATATCCGCGTGAATAACCTTCGCCCCAGCCATCGCCGTGACCCTTACTAAATCCAATCATGAACGCCAAGCCCATAAGAGCTATGCAGGTCAAGATTGTGCTGATATTCATGTCTAGTTCGTGCATTGTGTTGCTCCTGATCCAGCCACACATTCGGCGGCTGTGGTATCAGTGTGATACACAGCCCTGACAGATTCAAGCCTTATGTTCAGGGTTCGGCGTGTCGCCTAGCTTTGGCTTGGACTTTAAGCCATTGCCTGCAAGAACACCGCCAAGCGCGCCAGTCAAGAAGATTGCCATTGTTTTGAGTAGATCAATAAATGCTGCATCGTTAGGCGCTTGCGAGCCGATTGGCTGTGTGACAAAGATGAGCGCGTATGTGATGCCTAAACTAATAATGACAAAAACAGTCGATAAAGCAATGCCAATGATAAAAATGAGCCGAGCGTGTATGTCCTCAGGATTTAAGCGGCGTTGATATTTAGGGGCTCTCGGTGTCAGCGATGTCGCCAACCAAGTCTGAAGTGCAGACTCCCGTGACTTTGCAGGCTGGCGGCTGGCATTCGGCTTTGCTCCAGTTGTCGAACTCTTGGCAGGGGTATCTGACCCAGCCGTCATATCCACAGCTCGATACCCCTAGCGCAAGAATTCCAGCGATTAGGAGCTTGAGCGCCCGAATGCTGAATCTTTGGGATTTAACCAACGCAAGACCACTGGTAAGACTGCCGATGCGCCTGCATAAGCAATTGCCTTTGGATCAGTCACGCCAGCAAGATAAACCGCAATGCCTGCTGCAAAGAATGATCTTGCCCATGATGCGAGTAATGCCTTTACTTGTTCCATTTCTTGCCCTTCTTCTTGACTTTGCTTGCGGCTTCCTCGCTTGCCTTGACTTCAGGATACGCCAAAGAGCTGACTGAATACTTTGGTCTAGCAAATCCGACAATCGGCGAGCCTTTGCCATAGGCGCGAGTCTTTAGCATGACCATGCCGCCATTGCGTTGATCTCCACCGCTTGGCGCTGTGTTGCCTTCAACTGTAATTACTTCTTTATCTGCTACTGCGACCACAATTCCAATGTGACTAATGCGATCTACGCCATCGCTCGGGAAGTCGAAGAATGCTAAATCGCCTGCCTGTGGATTCTCTGTATGCCAGCGCGCCACATCTTTCATTCTTTGTGCGCCCATTGCAGTGCTGACCATTGATGGCAGCTTCACACCTGCATGATGCGCGCACCAATTGACAAAGCTGCCACACCACGGCAATCCATTGGCTTTCGTGTGTTCGCCATATTTTGTTATATTGTCAGGCGTTTCGATGTAGCCGATTTCGCCTAATGCTATTTCGCATAGGCGCTGAGCTGTGCCGTCAATATATGTCAAAGTCCTAGAGCTGCCAAATCTTGAAGTGTCAGACCCAATGCTTCCAGCTTTGCTTCGGCGGTTGCCTTCGCCTCTGCCTTTACTATTTCTGCTTTTTTATTTTCAATTTTAGCAAGGTGCGCCACAACCCACTCTTCAATTTTTGCATCATAGGCTTCATCGCTTAGCTCTGTGTATCCTGCTTCCTCGTTGCCTGTTCTTAGGCTAGGGAATTCAGACTTTAACCTCGCTTTAATTTGTGCGGCTGTTTCATTTACATCTATTATTTCTTCAACTGTGTTTATCATTATTTAGCCAATCCGTATATTGCTGCGGTTAGGGTTATATTGCCAGATGCCATCTTAAAGTTTAAGCCTGTGAAAGTATCACTTATAGTTATTTCACCTGCAAAAGTATAAATTCGGTTATTGTTGCCCTCAAAGCCGTTGCCTGACCAAGTAGCTCTTTCGCTTGCATTTCCTACGCCGTTAATCCAGATAGTAGCTCTAGTATCTGCGCTAGTAGCTCCTAAAAGATTATAAGCTGCTGCCGCGTTAGTATTGTTGAAGCTAAAAGATGATGCGTTGTAAAGGGCATAAGCAGAGTTGCCATAATAATCTGATGAGGTCACATTACCGCCAGCATTTTTTAATTGCATATGTAGCATATTTAAGCTAGAACCACCGCCCTCAATAATAACTAAATAAGTATCATAAGTAGAAGTAAATACGCTTGCAAAACTTGAGCCAGTATCGGCAGCGTTTGACACAGTTTGTCTAGTAATAAGTGTTAAACCACCAGAAGGTGCAGCCCATTTAATTTTGCCATCAACGCTAGTATCTACCGTCAGCACATGCGTATTTGATCCAATTGCCAATCTTTGCAAAGCATCGGCGGCATCGCCAACTAATAGATCGCCCTCAGCATCAATTGTCGTTGTTGCTGTATTTGTAATCACTGGAATCGGCCCAGTGCCGCTCGCTACTGAAATTCCAGTGCCAGCTTGCACTTCAGTTATGTCGCCGACATTCGGTGTCTGCCATATAAAATCCATGTTGGTATTTGAATTTTTAACTAACATTTGACCAGATGTGCCGCCTAATAGATCACCCATTGATGCATCTATTGAATCGCCAAGTGTCTCAATGGCTGTTGCGCCATCTTTAACCAAATCTGTGCTGGTCGGCACTGACCAACCGAAGTTAGGTGTTGTCGTTGCCATCTATCCCCCTATGCCACCACTGTGGCTTCATACCACTCAAGTGTAGGCGAAATCGTATTCCAAGACTCGCCGACAGGCACAGAATTCCATCTAAATGCCTGCAAAGAATAGCCAATCGGCGTGACATTAATCTTCAAAGTCACTGACTTGATGCCTGCTGTCCAAGTCCAGCCCTCGACAAAGCCCTGAAAGTTTGAGCCCATATTCTGTGGCAGCCCTGTGATATTGACAGGCATGCCCATGAAGACATTGATTAGATCATCACGGTCAGCATTGCCCATTAAGTCATTTGATAAATTAAAGCTAATTGTGTCAAATATGGCTTGCGGATAGGCTCGCAGCTCCAAATAGAATTCAGCTTGGCTAGTCGCATCGGCGGTCTTCTCTAAGCTGGTGCTTATATTCTGCGCCAGCGCCCCATAGGCAATAATCGAGTCAGCTTCAGAGTCAGTGACGGTCTGCCCATTCTTATAGGTAATTGTTATTTGATTGCGAACATCTCCACCGCGCACAGCAGTCTTTAAGCCCTTAGCAAGTGCATCGGTATTAGCAGCAAGATCAACATAACCATTGACAGCAAGATATTGGCTGCGATGTGTGCTGTCGGCGTAGCCAATCCGACCTGCTGCATCTTCGTAAATATATCCAAGACCTGAAGTTGCTAAAGCTGCTACCAAAGAATAAACATCTGTGACACTTGATGATCTGCCAGTCAGTTCATAATCTCCGGGTCTATCTATTTCGCCCAGCCCTGTATTCAAGGCATCTTGCCATTGCTCAGTAGGCTCATAGGTTGCCCATGTAAGCGCGGCAGGCACTTGATTCCAGCGACCGAATAAGACCTGCTCCAGAATGGTATAAATCTGATTACCGTCAAAGTCTTTGCTTAAGACACCATTTGTCAGAGATCGTGGGAGCCTAGACAGCGCGCCAAGTGCCAGAATGTTAATCGTCTCAACCGATGTCACCGTGCCGACAGATGTCAATTCTGTCGAATACTCAGCTATCGAGCCGCCAAAGATAGGCACATAAACGCCTGAAGTGTCGCGCAGCTCGACCGTCACGCCGTCATTGATGTCAAGTGTGGTCACCGTATTATCAAGCTTTATTAGGCTCAGATTGCAATAGCCTGCCACTGCCTGCTCATAAATATTTGTGCGCCCAGATGTAATCGTCAGATTAGCCAGAGTTATATTCTGGAACTCAACGCTATTAATCAACACCTTCCATTCAGGTGTATATGCGGTCATGTAGTGACCAGCCCACCAGCTCCAACCGTGCCTCGATAGAAGCTGTTATTTAGGAGATCAACTATCTGCCGAGCGACACCTTCTTGATCTAAAGCGCCAGATACATTGATGTTGAAGTTATTGACTACGCCACCGCCGCCCATTTTGTCATTCGGAATTATTACGCCATCGGTTTTTGGCACGAACATCTCAGCGCCGCGCTCGCCTACCACATAAGAAGTGCCTGCCTT